AGAGCTTCAATAGTAGGAGAACGTGGACCAGAGCTATTTGTACCTGATAGAGCAGGAACTATTATTCCAAATAATCAATTAGGAGGTGGTACAAATATAGTTGTAAACGTAGATGCTTCTGGTAGTTCTGTTCAAGGAAATGACGCAGATGGTCAAGCTCTTGGAAGTCTTATTGCTAGTGTTGTACAGGCAACTATAATTGATGAACAAAGGGCTGGAGGTTTATTAAATAGATAATGGCTACATTTCCGTCTATAAGTCCCACTTACGGGATGAGAAAAACAAGTAAACCAAAAGTAAGGGTTTCTACTCTTGGTGATGGATATGAGTTTAGAGCTTTATATGGCCTACCTCTTTCTCAAGACCCTAAAATATATAATCTAACTTTCAATGTGTCTGAGACTGAAGCAGATGTTATTGAAGCGTTTTTAAGAAGCAGGGTAAACGATCAAGCAAGTTTTACTTTTACCCCACCAGCAGAAGGCTTTATAAAAACAGGGACATATTCTCAAGTTAGTAGTACAACTGTGACAATTTCTATCACTTCACATGGGGTTGCTATTGGTGATGTTTTAACAATTGATTATACGTCTGGTTCTGCAACTGATGGCACTTTTGCTGTTGCCTCAGTAACCAGTGATGATGCTTTTACTGTTACGGCTGCTGCTAGTGAAACAAACTCAGGTAATGTTTCAATCACCCTTTCTGGTGCTGGACAGTTCGTTTGTGATTCTTGGACAAAAACAATACCTTATAACAATAGAGCAACTATAAATTGTACATTTAGAGAGGTATTTGAACCATAAATGGCAACACCAACTGCTGAACTACAACAACTCACAAATAAATCAATAATAGAATTGTTTTCTGTTGAATTAAAGCCTGATGTTCATTTTAAAAAAACTGCGCAAACTGGTAACTATACACAGAGTGGAACTACAATTACCATTAGTGCGACTGGTCATGGCATGCCTGTCGGAACAATAGTTGTGCTTGATTTTACATCTGGTAATGCTATTGATGGTATTTATACAATACAAACCGAATCAACAAATGAATTTACAGTCACTTCTACAGTTTCTGCATCTATAACAGGAACAAATACTGTTTCATTTAATTCGCATGAGACTCCAACTGTTCCTACTGTTTACTTATTTCATGCTGGAAATAACATGAAAGATAGTTTAGATATTGTATGGCAATCAAATACATATACAAGGATACCTGTAAAGGCAGAGGGATTTAAATACACTGGCAAAGGAAAACTGCCTAGACCAACTATTACTTTTTCAAATTTATTAGGGAGTATTACCACAATACTTCAACTTACAAATCAAACAACAGCTTTTTCTGATCTTGCTGGGGCAAAAGTTACACGCAGACGAACACTAGCAAGATTTTTAGATGAAGAAAATTTTCCTTCAAATGTCAATCCTTATAAAGTAGGATCAGTTGACCCGACAGCAGAATTTCCTAGAGAAGTTTATTTTATTGAAAGAAAAGTTGCTGAAAACAAAAATATTGTTAGTTTTGAAATGGTAGGTTCTTTTGATCTTTTTGGTGTTGCTGCTCCTAAAAAATTAGTCACAAGAGCAGATTTTGCTGGTGTTGGTACTTTTGTAAATGCTTAAAATGTCTTGGAAAAAATCTTTTAAACACTATGCAAAAAAACAATCTCCAGAGGAAGCTTGTGGTTTGTTGGCGATAATTAAAGGGGAAGAAATTTTTTGGCCTTGTAAAAATTTAGCAGAGGGTAAATTTGAATTTTTTATTCTTGATCCTGATGACTGGGCAGAATGTGAAGATCAGGGCGAAATACTAGGAGTGATTCATAGTCACCCTTTAGGCTCTGCAACACCTTCAGACAATGATAAAGCGGCTTGTGAGCATCTTGGTTTTCCATATTATATTTACAGTATTGAACATGATCATTGGGAATCTTTTAAGCCTTGTGGTTGGAAAGCACCTTCACTTATAGGACGAAAGTTTATTTGGGGAAAATACGATTGTTGGAGTATAGTTTCTGATTGGTATTTGGAAACAAAAAAAATTAAACTTATGGATTGGAAAAGACCCAAACGGATTAAAAATTTTTTAAAAAATCCAGAGTTTGAAAAAGCATTGCCTTTAGGCGGATTTAAAAAACAAAAATCAATTAAAAATATAAAAATTGGTGATGTTTTGCTTTTTCAATCTGTAACAGGCAATTTAGATCATGTTGCTGTTTATATAGGTGATAATATGATATTAAATCATAATATAAAAGCTTTAAGTTGTAGAGAACCATTTGATATGAGATATCAACAAGCGTTGAGGGGGGTTTATAGATATGCAGCTTAAAAAAATTAAAGTATATGGTAAATTAAGAAAATTTTTAGGAAAATCTTATTTTGAAGCTGCTGTAAAATCACCACAGCAAGCCATGTCTTTTCTTTTAGCAAATTTTGAAGGACTTCAAAAACACATGAATGATCAAGTGTATAAGGTAAAAATGGGTGGTAATGAAATCACTGAAGATTATTTATCAATGTCTGGTCAAGGTGATATTCAAATAATACCTGTAGCGATTGGCTCTGGGCCTTTAGTTACTATAGCTGCTGGTGGTTTATTGGCAGCATTTGGTTCTGGCGCAACTATCTTAGGTTTAACTCTTGGTTCTGCTCTTACAGGAATAGCTACAGCACTTGGAACTTCAATGATTATTGGAGGTATAACAGACTTAATATTTCCACAAAATTCACCACAAAATATTTCTTCAGTGAGTGATATAGACCCATTAATTAGAGGATCATATTCATTTTCTGGAATACAAAATGTTAGTTCGAGTGGTGTTCCAGTGCCAATTATTTATGGTCGAGTTTTCAGTGGCTCAATTATAATTAGTGCAGGGACAGACACCGCCCAAATCACTAAAAGAACTGTTCAAGGTGATGGAGAATCAACTTCGGGATCAGCTTCCCCTTCAGACGATATGACTTATACACAGTCTGGAAATCTTATAACAATAACAGCAACAGGACATCCTTTTGTAAATGGTGACAGCATTAAATTAAATTTTGAAACAGGTCCACTTAAAGCTTCAAATGTAGATAAAGCTTTTTTCGGTGTCCAAGATGCTACTGAAAATGCATTTAGAGTTAGCACGGGTATGTGGAACTCTCAAACATATTCAAACTCAGGAAACATCGTTAAAATACTAGAAGTTAGGAGTGGTTAATAGTTATGGTTAGGTTAGTTGATGACCAATTATTTGGTAAAGATCCTGATAAAAGGGTTGAAGATCCAGATTTAATAGATGGAGGTCTTAGGTCAAAGCAATTTGCAACAGTTATTGATTTATTAGGATATGGCGAAATAGAAGGTCCACGAAAACCATCTAATACAAATCCAGATGCTACTGATTCTCTTGAGATAGGAAGAGATATATTTTTAGATAATACACCAATTACTAATTCAAACGGAACTTCAAATTTTTCAAATGTTGATGTTTTTTTTAAAAATGGTGCAATTAATCAAACACCTGTAAAAGAAATTAACGCAATAGAAAATACAATTCCTGTTGGTGTTGCTCTTACTAATTCACCTTTTGCAACAACAAAAACGGGGAGTTATACACTTGCTGGAAGTGGTGGACAAACTGTAAGTGGTGTATCTTTAGGGGCAAATCAAATGTTAGTTAATATTGCAAATCATGGATATTCAGTGGGTGAAGTTGTCCAATGGACAAATGATAGCCCTGCTGGTACTGTACAAACAGCTAACCCACAAACACAAAACATTCTCTCTGTACCTGATAGTGGAAAATTTGTTATTAATACAACTTTTCAAAATACATCTTTTGCTGGAAATTGTGTTGTAAAAACAAGTCAAGGATTATCAAGAACAATCAATGGTGTTACTAATTTAGATGGAAAACAGTTAGTAGATAAATTAAGAGTAACAATCCAATTCCCTGCACTTCAAGAGTTTAAAGATGATGGTGATGTTATAGGTGCAGAAGCAAAAATTTCTATTAGAGTAACTGAAAATAATGGGACAATAAATAATCCTGTAATTCTTGATGTAACAAATGGAAAGGCGTCAAGTCCTTATGTAAAAGATTATGAGCTTGTTTTTGAGAGAACAATGAATTTTCCTTTGACATTAAGTGTTTTTAGGAATACAGATGATGGTACTGATGCAAAATTACAAAACAGCACAAATTGGCTTTCTTTTACAGAAATTCAATCAGATGTGAGTGCTTATGAAGGTTTTGCATATATTGCATTAAGATTTAATGCCCAGGAATTTCGTAGCTATCCAAGACGAATGTATAGGATCAAGGGTACTAAGATAAAAGTACCAAGTGGAACGACTGTAGATGTAGATAATGGAAGAGTTATTTATCCAGATGACTATACATTTGATGGTACTTTTAAGGCTAATAAAGAATGGTGTTCAGATCCTGCTTGGGTTCTATATGATATTTTGACAACAGATAAGGGTTTTGGTGATAAATTAAACAGCGATGGCAGTGTTGCAGAAAAAGGAATTGTTCAGGAAGAAAATCTAGATGTTTTTAGTTTTTTCTCTGCTAGTAAATATGCAAGTGCTTTGATAACTGATCCAATTACAGCAACAACTGAGCCTAGATTTAGTTGTAATGTAATTTTAAATCAAAGAAATGATGCTTATAACTTAATAAATGATCTTTGTTCTGTCATGAACGCCATGCCTTTTTATAGCAACGGCACTTTACAGATATCACAAGACAGGCCAACGAATACAACTGATAATACATCTGATCCTCAATATGTTTTTAACAATTCAAATGTTACTGAAGAAGGTTTTACATATCAAAATCAAGCAGCAAGGCTTAAATATACAGAGGTAGAGGTTCAATATTTTGACAATGAAACACAGACAATGGAGTTTGAATTGGTTACTGCGGATCAAATCACTGCTCTTGGTTCTGGATCAACTGGATTAGATGCAATTAATAAATTTGGAAGAACAAGAAAAACACTAAAAGCTTTTGCTTGTACTTCTATTGGTCAAGCTAATCGACTTGGGAGATGGTTTTTATATACAAATCTTCTAGAAAATGAAGTCGTTACATTTACAACTACATTAGAAGCTGGTGTGATTGTCAGACCAGCAACAATTATTGCGATTGCAGATTCAGTTCGATCTGGGGTGAGAAAGGGGGGACGTATAAAGACAGGAGTCTCTACTACACAAATAGTTGTTGATGCAAGAACAATTGATGGTAATGATTTAACACATGAATCAGGATCAACTTTGACAGTTATTTTGCCAAATGGAAAAGCTAGTTTACCAAGAACTATATCGTCTATAAATGGAACAACTATTACAGTTTCATCTGCTTTTGTTGATGAAGATGGCAATACGGCAACCCCACAAGCAAACAGTGTTTATGTAATTGAAAGTCCATCAACACAATTACAAATTTTTAAAGTTGTTTCAATAGAAGAAAAAAATGATTCTGAATATACAATCACTGCCGTAATACATGACACAAATAAATATGCTCAAGTAGAAGATACAAATGCAACATTTAATCCGAGAACAATTACCACTTTAATAAAAGAAGCACCATCACCATCAAATTTAAGTGCTGTAGAGCAAATTGTTGTATTAAAGAATCGTGCAGTTTCAAAAATATTTGTTTCTTGGCAGCCAGTTTTAGGAGTAAAAGAATATCTTGTAGAATTTCAATATGAAAAAGACAACCCAGAAAGAATTAGAGTAGCAAGACCAAGTTTTGAACTTTTTGA